CTCCTCATTATAAAACATCTTAGCAAACGAGTAAACAGTTCCTTGTTTGTAACCGCAAACAAAAATCTGATCATCAAGGGAACTAGCCTTAATAAGCCAGTCCCCTATCTGCACACATTGCATTGAGCAGAACTGCAACTTCAATCAATACCACCTATCCTGCCAGTATTTGACTGCTGCTTCAGCTCTTTTCATTTGAGCGTCTTCAATGGACTTTAGAAATCCTTTGAAGAATCCAACTACAGCATTAAAAGTACTAATCAACATCTTGAGCGTCCTCCGTTAACAATTGACGCTCGCTTTTTTCTTGAGTTTCTTTGACTTCGATCTTACGTGGCTTTTTGTGCTCAGGAATAATACGCTCCAAAGCAATCTTTAGCATACCATTCAACATTGCAGCATCTTTAATCTCGATTTGATCATCGAGAGCAAAGGTTCGCGTAAATGCTCGATTAGCAATACCTTTCCAGATGAAGTGTTCATTGTCATCAGCTGAGTTACCTTTAACGATCAGTTTATTGTCTTCGATCGTGATTTCAATGTCTTGTTTCGCAAAACCAGCAACAGCAAGCTCAATAACATATTTGTTCTCTTCAACTTTTTTGATATTGTAAGGGGGATAGTTCGGAATGTTTTGTGTGATATCGTCATGAATTTTTGCAAGACGATTGTACGTATCATCGAATCCAACAAAGAACTTGTCGAAATCTTTGAATGCAGAGGGTCCAAACGTAATTTTACCTAAAGTCATAATAGTCTCCTTAATTAAGCGAGTAAAGTTTAAAAATGCTACCCTTACGGCGTAGCGTGCCTGCTTACGATTGCAGAGTTAGTCTAACGTCCTAACCGGTCTAGATTTCTCTAGCAGTACGTCCCATCCCGGGGAATTTATCTTTTCTTACCTATATTATATTTAGATTGCAACGTCCACTCATCTTTCTCTTTGTAAGACAAAACTTTAATCTGAGAAAGAGGTGCTGTAGCAAAATATCTATCTGTTTCAATTATCTTGATTAATCCCCAATCAGACAACAGCTTAGCTATTGTATTTCTACGCTCTATATCGTTGTCAGTGAGGTCAGCCTGTTTGCCATCCAAAGCAAACAGCTCTTTAAAATGAACAATAAAGTATCTACCCTGCTTGTGAAGAATGTGGCAACTTTGGTAAAGAACCTTGTCTTTTCTTGAAGCAACACCAATCCTAGACAGAGTTTCTCTTACTTTCAAAAAATCGTCTGGTTCAACTAATGTAACTTCCAATGGAAAATATCCTTCCGCATCAATTTTAAAAAAATCATTTGTCATTCATCCCACCTTTTTGTAATTTTTGTTTTAAGGTATCTAGTTGTTGTTTTGTGAGAATGGAAAGAGCATTCCGGGCTTTTTCAGTGCTATAGCCATAGTAATTCTTAACTATCTCCAAATCTTCAATCTTCTCAGGTTTAATCCACTTACTAAATCTTTTTCTTTGCCGAACGATATTTATAAGAAAATTAAACTGAAGTTTACGGTCTAAATGCGGACGAGAATTCATCTCATTTGCAGCTATTACCGTATCTGGAGCAAAAGAAAGCCCTTTATTGACAATGTAAGGCTGATACTGCTTTTCTGACCAATCATCTACAATAAGATCTTCTTTAGTGTAGTTGATAGCATTTATAAAGCTAAAAGGAGAGATAGAAGGTTGTGTATACTTTTCTTCAACTACCTCAACACCTTGACCAAATTCATCATTAATGTTTTTCATTGAGTGTGACACTTGCCATGATTTCAGTAAGACAGGCAACCAAGTTTATTTCTTGATCACTAACAAAGGCTGACTTATATTGATAATCAGCGACTGTCAAAACTAACTGAGGAACTTGATTGGTGAGAGGAATCAAAGAATCATATATTCGTCTGAAAAGAGTTTGAGGATCATTGTCAAGGTTGTTCACAACCCACATCCTCATTCTTTTCCAATCTTTCTCTCTTAATGATGTTACAAGCTCATTTACATTTGCTTCCGAGATGTTTGTAAGAATACCTTCGTCAATAGAACCAGACTGAGCATATCGCTGAAGTTCGTTTAATGTTCTACGAAAGTCTGGAAAGTGCTTCTCGATAACCTTAGCAACAACCTTTTTATCAAATTGAATTTCTTCGTGAATAAGAATGCCGTTTACTCTATTAAAGAACTGAGCAGCTACCTTTTGCTTTTCCTCGTTTGGAAGTTTGAATTCAACAACAGCACAACGACTATGCAACGGTTGAATGATTCTGTTTTTATAGTTACAGGTAAATATGAATCTACAGTTGTTTGAGAACTCTTCTATAAATCCACGCAACGCTGGTTGTGTAGAATTAGGATTAAGATAATCAGCTTCGTCTAATATAACAACTTTAGTATTGCCTGTAAATGAGACAGTAGAAGCAAATTGTTTGATCTTTGTCCTTAAAACATCAATGCCAGACTCTTCAGATCCATTTATAACAATGTAATCAGCATTAAGTTCTTCGCAAAGAGCTCGAGCTACAGTAGTCTTGCCTGTTCCAGCAGTTCCACACAAGAGCATGTTTTGTATCTCACCTTTAGCTACAATATTGCTAAAATAGCTTCTTAGTTCTGAAGGTAAAATACATTCATTGATCTTTCGTGGACGATATTTTTCAACCCACAAAAATTCAGTCATAGTACAGACCCTGGCTCTGCTGCAATCCAATACTGTAGTTGTTTGGACTCGTGTTTAAAGTGTAAAAACTTTGCCTTACCGTTTTGTGTCTTTGCTACAGACACTTCATATGCATCTGGAATCACTTTAAGATTCTCTACAGCAATAAAAACATCAAACTCATCAAATGATGTAGCTAAGTTCTTCTTAAAGCTGTTTGATGTGTCGTTCTTTCTATCGCTTACTACCAATGAGACATTTTGATTTTTATTTGTGACAGAGATTGTAGGTGCGCCAGTTATTGCTGCTGCTTTCATAATCATCTGAATGTCTTCAGCTGTGAGTTTAAACTTGTAAACATCAATGTGTTCAATCTCGCCATCTGGAGCTGAAGTAACAACTTCTGGATTCGAGTAGTAGTATTCAAATGTTCCTTTGTCACTACTAACAATCAGACTTTTATCACCAAACGATACTTCTTGGTTCTCCATCAAAGTTAGCATAGCAAGGAGAGAGTTGAGATCATAGATTGCAAACTGATTTGGAATTTCTTCTTTGATAGTAGCCTTTGCAAAGATATTCTTTACATTTGAGATTGTTGCAATCTTATCACCAGGCTTAAACACTATGTTTGTGTTTATTGAAGAAAAGTTCTTCAAGATCAAAAGTGTTTCATTACTAATTTTCATATTAACCCCATAACAAAAAAATATTATACTACAATCAATATATTCTAACAACCTGTTCCATGATATCAGCAGTTTGTTTAGGAATATACCTTACATTATCACACGACTTACAAATACTACATTTTGAAAATCCTTCTTGCTCGTTAATAGCAATTACATCGAGAAGTTCTTTGTTCTTAAAAATGTCAAAGTAATCTTGCCTGAACAAATTTCCAACAATGTGTTTTAATCCATAGTCCATACAACAAAGAACAATATCGCCATTAGGCAAAAGAACATTACGATCATAAAAAGGAGTTGAGTAACAAGTGAGAGGCGAAATATGTCTAGGAGGTAGTTTTATTTTTTGGCCTTTTACTTGATCAACATCTAAACTGTCAGCTCTTGAGTGTCCATCAAAACCAAAAGTAACTCGAGCAAAGTCTCTTATCTGTTCATGGACAGAGCCATTTTGATCCATTGTCATTGCACCAACACCGCACTTGACTTTAGCTTTAGCAACAGTCATAAAAACGTGTTTCCACTCATCAGAATACTTCCAACCTCTCATGTTATTATTGTTGTCTGGAAGATGGAGACAAACAACTTCAACTTGATCGTTATATTGCTCTAGCAAAGAAACTACAGTATCAACCTCTTCTGCTTTCAACCCATAGAGAGTAGAAAACACAGCTACTGTAAAACCTTTTTCAAGAGTAACTCTAAGCATTTCAGTACAGTCTGGATTAGCCCATGGCTCAGCCATTCCACTAAAATCAATTCTAGTGTTTATAGGTAATTTATCTAACACAGTTGAAAGTCCTTCAACCGTCATGTACTTTAAATCTTTACCATAAGCATTCCTAAGATTGTCTTGTGGACAAAACGTACACATTAAAGGACAACCAATCATGGTTGTCAACTCCATGGCTGGACCGTTGGTGTGATGGATACCGTATTTTGTTCTTGGAAG